TTTTTTTTTTTTTTTTTTTTACCTTCGCGCGCACCCCAGAAAACTTCCTAAATAATTACGTTCAAAACACTCCTGTAATCTAACGTATTGCTCTAACCACCTTGTTTTCATTCATTTATTACGCCATTACGTCTATTACGTCTAATTTCAAAAAAAAAAAATAAAAAACACATCAAGGGGGTCAAAATCCCTATACAAACCCCCCGCAAGTGTAATTGTGTCGAAATCTCGACACCTTGGCCCGTGAGCCGTGATCTGTGACAAGGGGTCCTGTAATCCTTGTTAGTGGGTCCTGTAATCCCTGTTAGCGGTCCCATGGTCCGTGAATTGCGTGAAAAGGCTTGTGTCAGACTTCCCTTTCCTCCGGGTTTCTGAAGTAAAGCCACTTCTTTGACACCTTTGTCCTACTCACAAGACCTTCTCTTGCCATTTTGGACAGGGCGTTTAACCCTTGTTCAAGCGTAACGAAGGCTTCTTTTGACACGACTAACGCGGGTTGTGGTTTGTCTGTAAGTGCTGCTGCCAGTCTTGTGCAGATGTCGACCATATTCCCGATTGCGGCGTTGGGTTTGGGTTTTTCCTTGATGAATCTGACATGAATCCACGGTTCGTGGAGGGTTGGGACGTAGACAGGGTATTGCTTTTGGGGTTGTTTGAGTGTCCGGTCGGGGTTGATGGCTTGTGCGAGGTTCACAATGACCTCCTTGGCTGGATGAAGGGGCGGGTAATGTAGACCCCGAACATATCCCGCATTTTCTTCTCAAGGGTGTACAGGCCCACAATGTCACCTTCTGGGGCTTCGCCGTTCCATCTGCCGCAAGCCTTCAGTTGTTTTTGGAACTTTTCTGGCAGGGGGTATGGCAGGGCTTTGTAGGTGATCATTTGTGCGTAGACGGGACCGCTGATTGCTTCATGCTCTGATATGTCGACGAGCTTACGCATTTCTTCGGGGGTGAGTTTAATCATTGCTGTCATTTTGATTCCATATATAAAGGCCATACCTGACCAAGAGGTGTAAACAACGGATCGTCTTTGTTGGTGCTGACATGCTGATTGGTGGGGTCATACCACGCCACAACCTTTCTTTCCTCCTTGACCTTAAAACTGTGGGCATCAATGACCGCCGCCGCTATCAGCTCCCACTCACGCCTCTGCATTTCGCTCATTGTTGCCCAACGCCTTGCCCAGCCTCCCACCTCGACGCCCTTGTCGTGAGCGATCTGCCCGAATGATTTCATCGGCTCACCGACACTTCCGCGTCTGGATTGGCTTGACACGCCTCCAGATATTTCTCGATGAACGGGATGAAGTGTTCATACATGCCCCAGCCATTCGGTGCATTGAACTTCTCAAACCTTGCTGGATCAGACTTCAGCAAAGAAAGCCCCGCTCGTAGCGGCTCGATCAGTTGGGCTGCATGGGTTATTCCAATCTCATCCGGCCTCCACAGAGCCTTGTAAATCCCAGCTTCCTCTGCCATTTGCCCAAGGTTGTGGGTGATGTTTGCCCAATAAACCTCAGTCGGCATGACCTTTGTAAGATGCACGTCAAGACTCATTTCACTTTCCTTTTCGGTTTACTTGCGTCAATGCAGTGCTGGCATTTCCAGCGTCGTGTGCCTGATGGGACTGTGACTAGCTTAACTGCTGGTGAGTTCCAGCATGTGTTGCACATCGGTTGCTTTGGTATTGGCCTACCCATTTTTTACATCCTCTATTAGGGCTTGTGGAACGTCCAAAGCAAGCCAGTAGTTTTCCCACTCATCCTTACGGAGCGGGTTCTTTGTGGTGCCATGAGCCTTAACATAATCAACAAGCAGTGCAACAGCAGGAGGCAGGTCATCCATTGGGTAGTCCCTTGACCAACTATCTACGTAGTAAGGGAATTCTGAAATGCGATAAGTGTCCTCCTTTACTCCAACCCATATGTGTTTTAGGGGTCTATCCACAGTTCTTCCCCTTGAGTTTGATCGCAGAAATGTTAAGTAGCAAAAAAAAGCACCAAGAACTTATAAAGTATGCAGACAGACAAGCACAAATAATTGTCACAATGTTCTCTGCATAAACCCATTTAACAAGGTTATCCACCGTTCTTCCCCTTGAGCTTGGCTTCTACCTTGCGCAGCCACTCTTGCACTACGGCAACATTCCAATCGGAATCTTCTGTGCCAATCCCAATGCACTGGCGCAACTCCTCATCGGTCAGACCTATCCATTTACTTTTATTCAAGTATCTGCCTATCGCAGCAACAACTGCTTCAGCAGCGTCGTCAGTTGATACGTTGTCGTTCACTGAAATGCAATCTTGCGTGATACGCATGACCCATTCACCAGTTTCTTTAGTGAAAACAATTGCGTTTTCTTGAGCATCATTTTTGTCAAACGACCACTTGTATATCTTGTCAAAATCTGCTCCCAATGTGGCCCCATTTTTTATAGCCTCACGGTCAATCTTTACCGCGTATTCCATTGCTGCTATTACGTTAGCCACAGTTCTTCTCCTTGAGCAATGCTTCCACTGCTTTCACCATGCGTTCTGGGTATCCAACATTCGCCGCAAATATGTGATTGATTTCTGTACCTGTTAGGCCTACCCACTGCTTTACTTCACAGTAGCAGTAGCGGCACACAGCACTACCTTCTTTACGCGGTTGAGCGTCTCCGAATTTACCTTCATCCACAAGTCACCCCCATTAGTTTGACAAGCACAGCAACAATCAAGAATGCCCCAGCAGTGCAGCCAATTCCCACGATCACGCCCTGCTGATGTGCTGCTTCCCTGTGTCGTTTTACCAGTTCAATTGTTTCGTCGTTCATGTCGCCACCTTCTTGCACTCGTACATTACATCCCCCCCGATCTTTGCCTTGCCGTAGGCATCGCACTTCTTTTGGACGCTGGCCTCGCCTTCGCTTAACCCCCAGCAAAAGAGCAATGCCAACAAACTAACGATGGCTATACCAGCAAAAAAAGCTCCTACTATTCCATCACCTACTATTCCATCATCCATCACTCGCTCCTTTTAAGTTTGGTCATTTCGGCCTCGCTGCAATCACCCCTCCTTCAATGCGCGGATTGCGGTAGCGCAGTTAGCCGCACCGTCTGCCATTCCCTCGTGATGTGGCAGCGTGATGCCACGCTTGTATGCCGCCCATGACTCTACCTCGACCTGTTCGCACACCTTCGCGCACCTCTCAATCAGCAGCATCTCATCCTCGCTGTACTTGTCCATTGCCTCGCGTAGCATTGCGTTCTCAGCCAGCGCGAGGTCGTATTTCTCTTGCAATTTACGCAACGCTGTTAGGTCTACTTGCGCCACTTGGATAGATGTAAGCACATAGTCCTGTTTCATTCCCCCTCCTTCAATCTGTTTGCGGCTTTATGCCATGCTTGCTTTGCTGTGCTGGCGGCGATTAACTTGTTGTTTAAAGGAATGCGGTACTCCCACCCAAACAGAGGATGTAACCCGCGTTGGCATACCGCATGTGGGTACACCTTCAGCACCTGTTCCTTTGCAGTCATTTCCCCTCCTCTATCTGCGCGATGGTTTCTATGGCGACCGTGTTAGCCGAATACCCACTGTCGCAAACACAATCATCATCGGCTGTCCGAATATCCTTCAACGCAGCCACCGCGAGGGCGAGACAACGTTCAAGTCTCTTTGCGTGTGATACATCGGATATTGGACCGGCCAATCCATCAGGCCAGTCCTGAGATGAATTCCACAAATCCCATTTTGCTATCCATGCGTCCGTTTCAGGCGTAGGCATATCTTCCTGTCTCATTTTCCCTCCCTTACTGCTTTGATTCGTTGTTCAAGCGTAGCGGCAGCGGTACGTGTCCTCTCGCTACAGTTTTTATCAATGGATATTGCGTAAAATATTTCTTCCAAAATTCCTATAAGACCAATACCAGATTTTCGCAACGTCTTGACATTGGCCTCCAGTTCAGCAATCTTGCATGTGGCGCATTCATGCTGCACCCAGTTTGTCGCGGTCAACGTGCCGTGTCCTTTCTCACATTCTTTGAAGACGATGGTGCAGTCTTTCATTCCATCAGGGAGCTGCGCCTCCAGTTCCGCGATGCGGTTCTCGTCAGTAACCGACTGCGCTACGAAATCAGCGTTCTCGTCGCAGACCTTGTTGAACGCATCAGCTAGTTCGGCGAGGCGCTCTCGCCCTTCCTCCATTCCGGCGTGGTAACCTTTTTCGTACTCGTCAATCATCACATTCCACCTCCATCTTCCATTCAGGCACAACCCTTTGCCTTGTAAAACCGTCAAAGTATTTCGCAGCCTCATCTTCTGTGAATGGTTCTGAGACATAAATTGATGAGGGTTGAATCGGTGCTGGGTAAAAAAACATCCACCGCCACTTCTTTACTTTCTGCTTGACCTTCTCCTTGTGGATTCGGTAGCGGTTGATATCCCTTCCAGACCCCCAATGTTTCCACGTCAAATTTTCAGAGGGCCAATTAGACCCTGTCGCAGTAAGGCCTTTGTAATCCACCATCTTCCCAACAGCAGGATTCTCCCCACCAAACCACGGTATCCAGCCTTCCTCGTCAGCGGGTTGATTGACCTTCTGCTTGACGATGCGGTAGTGGGTGATGTCTGTTTCTCTGTCTCTTATTTCCCACCGCCACTGTCCCGCTGTAGTATTTTCCTGCGTGGGCCAGTTTCTAAAGCGCACGTCTATGCGCTCTGATATTGCCGGTCCCTCACCGCCGTACCACGGTATCCAGCCTTCCTCGTCGGCGGGTTGATTGGGGGAGATGCGGAATTCAAGGTCAGGTGCATTAAAACCACAATAAGCCTGCATCCAATCGAGGTCATTTTTTTCTCTGACCTCAATCCTCACCCCGTCTGCCATCATCTTGATAAACTTCTCGTGTTTATGTGGTTTCATTTTTCCTCCCCAAAATGTTTTCTAATCGTTGACTTGCACAACGCGGCAGCATCTTCCCTGCCGTGTAAGTACGTGCAAAGTTCGAAGACAACACCTTCACCTTTCCGCTCATCTATCGCCGCCTGAGCCACAAGTACACAACACTCAATGCAGTCTTGGATGATTAGTGCTGCGAACTTCTCTAAATCTTTGTATGACATATCACCATCAGAAAGGTTATTCGCAGTAATGCCAACCTCGTCTGCTAGTGTCTTTACGCGCTCGTTCATTTTCCCTCCATGATTGCTGCTGCAAGGCTGCTGGGGTGACTTCACCACACGTTCCCACAGTTCCACCAGCAGGTAACTTAGGACGAGGCTTGCATCCACGCCCATAACATAGGGGGTGGGGTCAAACGGGATGCTGCCTTCGATGGTCTTCGTGCTCCCATCTGGCAGCTTTATGCGTAATGACACGCCGTTCATTTCAACTCCTCCGGTATCTCAACCTCGTCACCAAAAATTGAAGCGACGTAGCAGCGCATGGCTGCGATGAGGGGGGTGGGACCATCCTGCTTATTACATTTTGAGCGCCAAGTTATCCCGGTCCAGTGTGGGTTTATCGGAGTTGGTGCTGCTAGGCTTATCCCCTCACGATCAATGATCGGACCACCTTGGGACCAGTTGGTGGAGAAGTTAAAGTCATCACAAGCCATCATCACTTGCACCTCCACCGACCCCAGCTTATCCACCCACCCCTTACACCTTGCCACCATCCAGTCAAGCTGGAGGTTCGTTGCCTCACTCACTTTGATTTTCATTTCGCCTCCTTCCGTACCTGTGTCTGCAACCACTCCGTTAAAAAGGGAACCTGTCTGGGTTTCCAATTACTACCAGACTCAAAGGCGAACGGCTTGCCGTGGCGCTGCCTTGCTAGACAGATTTTTTCTGCTCTGACTGCTGCTAATACGGGGTTTTCCATTTCTATCTTTCTAATCAGGATCAATCTTTTTTTGGTTGGAACGGCTGTTTGCCGGGGGCTTGTTTTGCCGTGCCCTTGGGCCGTGAAGGGGGAGTAAAGCGCGCTGTTCGAATAGCTTCAGCGCGTTGCGTTTTGTTCATTGTTGCGGTCCAGAGAGAGCTCCATTTGGCCATTGTCAACTCCGTTTTGTTTCTTGTGTTGTTGGGAAAGGGTGAGACCCCAGATTTGTTTTTCAGTTTTTGCGAGGACCGTGCAGATGAGATCATCGTCGTGGTCTTGCGTTTCGTAGGCTTTGTCATCGGCGAGTTCTGCGAGCATCTTGACTACGTCGTGAATGCCGCACAGACCGACCATGAGTTCGAGCTTGTCTTTTTCTGCATCACGTTGTTTGCGCGCTGCTGCTTGAGCTGCTGCACGTTTTGCGAACGCCTCCAGTTTGAGGGTGGGTAGTTGCCTGAACACGTGATACATGTCCTCTCTGCTCATGCTTGCGTCGCTCATGTCTTGCTCCTATTTTCAATTTCGCGATTGAGATACCACTGGGCCTTTTGAAGGTCTTCCAGAGAATTGTTTTTGTGTTCAGCGCGGGTAATGTATTTAACCACCTGTCCGAGGTGATAGTTCAACTGTTTGGCTTCGATAAAATCGATGGTTTCGATGCCGCCTGCGGTGTAGTGCGGGGGGTGGTTGACCGTGTCCATGCCCTCTTCTTTAGCGCTAAGATCGCGCACAGAATCTATGGCTTCTAGAAAAGTCATGGTAGGTCCTACAGCCACGAAAGAAGGCTTTGATTTGGTCGTGGTGAGGGCTTTAATGCGGTTCTTTTTCCTACGCATGTCGGTGCGGGGATTGCGGGATATACCTTTGGGCATTACTTTCTCCTAGTGGGTTAGTGGTTCTTCTTTCTTGTTCAAGAGTTCTGAACAAGAAAATCATAGTACAACTATTTTTAAAATGCAAACAATTTCACTGTTTTATTTTTTCTATCTCTTTAAGGGCCTTGATAAAGGCCTCTTCTGTCCAGTCTTCTATGATGCGGGTGACGGGTTTGCTGTAGAACTTGGATAGCTCGCGCAGTTTGGCGTGTACAACTTCGCGGACTATTATCCCGGCCCAGCGTTTTTCGCGTTGGTTGGGGGGTTTATCTTTCTTCTTGGGTAAGTTAAGTGCCCGTTGGGCTTGCCGTTCTTCAAACCGAAGTACTCTCAGCCGCTCCTTTTCGTCTTCGCGTCTTTTTGCCAACTCCTGTCGGCTGCGCAGCAGTGCTTCGGTTTGTTCCTTGATCAGCGTTTCGATGATCTCGTCTGTTTTATTCATTTCGCTTCTCCCCAAGAGGGTCCGATCTCCACGTCGACGCGGGAGGGGACTTCGAGCTTGACGGCGTTGGCCATGATTTCTGCGGCAGCTTCTGCTTCGCCGCGGTTTGCAACGGAGAGGGCGATCTCGTCGTGGATGGGGAGCAGGAGGTGGAAGCCTGCTTTCTCAAGGGCGATCATTGCCGCTTTGGTCTGATCGGCGGCGGAGCCTTGGATAAGGCGGTTGAGGCCTTTGTAGGTATAGGCGCGCTTGATCCGTTGTCCGTATTTCGCGAGGGCTTCTTCGCGTGGAAGGGCCTTGTTCACGCCCCATTCCATGGGCTCCCAGAGGGGGAAGCGGCATTTGCGCCCGAGGAGTGTACGGATGGAGCCGTTGGAGGAGGCGTTCCCTATACGGCGCATGACGGCGTCTACCGTTCCGCGCAAGAAGGGGACTTTGGAGTGGAAAGTCTTGATCAGGTTATCGGCTTCTTCAAGAGGGAGGTCCAGTTCATTGGCGAGCTTGGACTTGCCCATGCCGTACATGAGCCCGAGGCCGATGGTTTTGGCTTGTTTGCGCTTGATCCCGGCCATGTCTGCGACCATCTGGTGAAAGTCGGTATTTGGGTCGGTTTTATAGGCCGTGGCCATTTTCTCGGCTCCGTTGAGTTCGAGCAAGGTGGCGTAGTGCACCAGCAAGCGGGGCTCTTGTGAGGAGAAGTCGTTAGCCGCCCAGAGTTTTCCTTCTTCGGGGAGGAAGAGGGCGCGCACGAGGGGGCCGATAATCTCGTGGCGGGCGGGCACTTGTTGAAGGTTAGGGCTGGACGAGGAGAGACGCCCGGTCACGGTTCCGCCCTCGTCGGAGCGCAGTTGGTTGATGTGGGGGTGAATGCGGCCGTCGTGGCGGGAGAAATCCAAATAGGGCTGGAGGAACGTGCCGTGGGTCTTGTTTAGCTCGCGTGCTTCAACGATCATCTTGGCCACGGGATGGGGGCAGGATTCGAGAAAACTTCGCGTGAAGGAGGGCAGGCCGGTGGTGGTGCGAGGGTATTCAACCTTGAGCCCATCAAATCCTTTGGCGATGCTGGACGCCGCCCAAATGTCAACAGGTCCTCCGCACTCTTTGCGCAAGGCGGAAAGAAGAGCTTTCTCCCGGGCTACCATGCTGACAATGAGCTTTTCGGCCTTTTCCGAGTCAAACCGGATGCCTCGGCAGGTGATGCCAAGGAGAACGGGCAGAAGGTCGGTCTCAAGATTGAAGATGGATTCAACCTCTTCATCGCGCATCTGTATTTTCATCTGGTGCCAGAGCTTGAGGGTCAGGGCGGCATCTTGTTGGGCGTAGTCCCCGACATACATAGCGGGAAGCTTCCAGAGTTCTTTTTTAGGGTGTACGCCAAAGTCTGCCGCGGCCGCTTTGAGTCCAACCTCGGATTTGATTTCCTTGACGTAATCGTAGCCCAGACTGTTGAGGGCGAAGGAAAAGCGGTTTTCGTCGACCAGAGGGGCGGCGAGCATGGTATCGATGATGCGACCCTCGACCTTGAAGCCGCTGGCCATCAACCAGCCGCAGTCGTAGGCGGCGTTATGCATGACCTTGTCCGCGGGCAGCGCAAGGACCTTCTTGATCCAGCGCTCGACCAGACCCTTGTCGAGGTTGCCCCCGCCTTCATGGGCTACCGGGTAGTATCCGCTCCAGCCTTCTACAGCCACAGCATAACCAACGATATAGCCGTCCTTGCGTGGCCAGCCCGGCCCAAAGCGTTCAAGATTTGGGTCGCAAGTCTCAAGGTCGATGGCAATTTCGGGGGCAGAGGACAGGTCGGGAAAAGTCTCCGGGGGAACCCATTCGGTGTAGACAGGAAACAGGGGTAGAGTTTTCATAGGTGAAAGGCTTTCGTATGATCCTTGGGCAGCACAATGTGCAGTGACTTCTTCGCCCGGGTTATGGCTACGTAGAGAAGCCGGTTGATGTTGTCGGCATTCTTGGCGTATTCGGTAGCGAATCTCGGCGAGAGGTCCGTGATCAGCAATACGTTATCCGCCTCCCCGCCTTTTGCCCCGTGGATAGTGGACAGGGTAATAGTGGGTTTGGTGAGCTTGGCTCCCCGCCGCAGGATGGCGATAAGGTATTCAATCTTGTCGGTCCCAATTTTGGTCAGAACTTGGTGCCAGATACTGTCGGTTTGTAGGCCGTGGTGCGCGGTTAGCGTTGCCATGCTGTAGAGGATGTCGGGATTAGCCTTGGGCAGCGTGCGATGGCCCCGGGTGATGCACTCAGCTGCCATGAAGCTATAAAGGGTCTTGACTTGTTCAAGTGGAATTTCCCGTCCCGCGCGCAGGCGTTCCCAGCAAACGACTGCTTCAACGACCTTGTCGGGAATACTGCGCCGTCCTTGCCGCTCGAAGAGCAGGCCTTGGGACTTGATCCAGTTGTGTAAGTCGTTGAGCATGTAGTTGGTAGAAGCGAGGATGAGCCATTCGCCAGAGGTAACATTAACTTGGTGAAAACCGTTGTAGTGCTTGATCTCACCCTCTTCGGCCTTGGGAAACCACGTCTTCTCCTGCCTGTTCTGTATACGGTTCACGACGGAGGAGGCCAGCGTATGGATACGTGAGGGCACCCGGTGGGATTGCGTGAGAAATTTAGTTCGTCCCGGGAAAGCAAGGAAAGCTTTTACGTCGGCCCCGGCCCATGTGTAGACGGCCTGATCATCGTCGCCTGCCAAGTAAAAGCGTTTGCAGCGTTTGGCCAGCTTTTGGACAAGGTCCCATTGGATGCGCGACAGGTCCTGTGCCTCGTCGACGATGACGACATCGAGGTAGGGAAGGTCCTCCTCCCGCTGAACAATCATCTCCAAGAGGTCTGTAAAGTCAAACAGGCTGTTGGCTTGCTTGTAATGCCGGTAGGCGCGCTCAACAAATTCGAAGTGAAACCATTCGATGTCCATCGCGCTTTGGTTGTAATGGGTGTGAAGGTCTAGGCCCTTGATCCGTGCAAGGTTGATCTCGTTCAGGATGGGGTTGTCGGCCTTGACGTTGAGTTCCTCATCGTTGTTGTTGCCTGTTTTAAGGCTGATACCCGCTTCCTTTGCAAACTCAGCGTAGTTCTCGACCCCCATCATGTCCTTGGGGGACATGCCGAGGCAAAAAAAAGCTAGGCTGTGCAGCGTTCGAAAGAAAGGAAAATCCGCCTTGGCGTCAAGGGTAGGAAACTTCTCAATTGCGCGATCCCGGGCTTCGTGGGCGGCTTTTCTGGTAAACGAGAAATAACCGATTCTTGCCGAAGAGACGCCCGCGGCAAGTTCTTTTTCAACGACGCCCAGAAGGTATGTTGTCTTGCCAGAACCCGGGGGTCCGAAGACCTTGGTCATTTCAGTCGTCATAGGGCCACACGATGATGGGGGTATGTGGCCCGACGTAGGCCCCTTCAATGTTGAAAGAACAATACTCCTCGGCTTCCTCCGCATCCATGCCGTCGGTATCCATTAACTTCTGGATAATCTTTTCGCCGCTGTAGACGATGCGGCAAACGTGACTTCCGTTATCCCATGCATCGCAAACGCCGAGGATGGCCTCATCAAAACCATCGATCAGCAGCGCCCCTGAATCATCATCCTCCAGAACATCTTCCTGTTTGTTCAAAATGGGCTCTCTTTCCTTGTTTGTGGGGATTCAAAAGGAGCATCCTGACCCGTGAAGCGCGGTATACGCCAGCAGCGTACTGTCCGGCCTTTCAGAAGAAGGCTAATGGGTTCACCGTCCATGTCGCGGAGTCGTTGTGCCATCTTGGGCGCGGTCAGCCCGGTAAAGCTGCTGCGCTTAAGGTGACCTTCAAGGTCCTTCATCCTGAAGTAGGTTTTGGCCTCATCCTCGCTCGTCCAAGGTCGTCCCAGCAATATCTCATCACGATCCATGGCCTGTTGCAGGTGCGTGCAGAACTCATCCAATAGGTCAAGGAATCTTCCGGTGACGCTGGTATCGGTAGAGGCTTCCTGTATGTGCTCTGTTTCGACCATTTCTTTGAGCAGGGCGTTGAGTACCCCTTCCCAATCCTGCTTGCGCAAGGTCGGAGGAAGCAGGTTGAGTCGTTCCACGCAAGACTTCTGGAACAACGCCTGATTGAACAAGCTATCAGTGTCTAATTCAATGCGACGGCCGTTAATGTCCAAGAACCATAGCGGGGGCTCGCTTGCGTATTTGGATAAGCTGGACATTTGCGGGGCATCGGGCCCGTCTCCGCCAATGCCATGCTTTCGCGTGCGGCAGAGCCCCGCATTGCAAAACGAATTTAAAGGTGCGTCCTTGCACTTGTAACGATAATTCTTTTTAGCGGATTGCTTGGTAATGAGCTGTATTTCCTGTAACCCCAAGGGGGGCACAAAAAACTTCTGGTTGTACTCCATCAGCTTGTCTTCCCAGCCTACCGGGTAGGCCTTCTTCAGGTAGACGCCTATTGCAAATAACCCGTTGTTACGTGTCCCCTCCGGAAAGCCCTGTGCACACAAGGCTTGTAAGCAGGGAGGTCCATCCTTGATGGGTTGCTCGGCCTGCTTGGGGGGTTGCGGCACTTCAACGGGTGCCGCTTGCACGTTGGTGTCGTAAAGAGCATAGAACTCCTCCAAGGTGGCAGCGGAGCCGTCGGGCTTGATAGCATAGCGTGTGCCGTTGTCCCCCGCAAAGTAGGGCAGATTCAAGAAGTTGCCTGTGTCTCCGCGCTCAACAAGAATCTCGGCTTGCTTGGGGAATATCTCGCGTCCTGACTCT